ATCTGTATCACCACCACTAACAGTACATGATCCTTTTACACTTGCAAAAGTACCAGATGTTAATTTGTAAATATCTGTTTTAGTTCCAACAAAAGTAAAAACTGTGTTTGTGTTATCTCTAAAACTACCAGCACCTTTTGCATTTTGCGTTACATTAGATGCACCACTATAAGCAACTAAACCTTTAACTGGTTTGTAGCTTGATTGTGCATGATACACATTGGTTGCTACAGTTGCTCCAGGATTTAAATGATCTGGTTGGTCTGGCAACCATTCGCCAAAAGGAAGTTGCATTATTTAATTTACCAATTTGTTGATTTATAATTATTTGAGAAAGCACTTCTTACAGTATCTTCACCTCTTTGTACTAAAGGTGATCCACTAAATTGATCTTCTCTGTCGTTTTGTTCTAATCTTTCCATAGCTGTTGCATACATTTGTTGCCATGTTTGAATTTGTTGAGGATTAATACCTCCTAAAAAATTTGCAGCATGAAATAATGAGCCATACAAATATATTGATGGGTGGCTTGATAGAATATAATTTGTTGTGTTGGTACTAGATAAAGTATCAAAAGTTTTATAATAATTTAAATAGCCTGTGTATGAAGCATCAGGCTTTGGAGAAAATCTAAAAGTATCTCCTAATATTGTATAGACAGATGGCAAACCAGTATTTGATGTGCCTTGCATTTGATCCATTTGTGATGGTGTTGCATATCTTAATGGACACTTTGTAGAGCCACTTAAAATATATAAATCTCTTACTTGTAAAAATCCTGTTGGAACAGCTTCAGTTTCACTATCAATAGTAAAACTTGATTGTGTAATCATTTTTCTAACTCTTAACTTTGAGTTAAAATCAGCTTCTGCTAATTTAATAAAGTCATCAGCTATCTCAGTTGTTAAATCTGATCTGTTTAACCAATTAGCAAGTGATGCTTTTAATTCTGTGTAATTTGTTAGTGCCATTAAAATCTTCCTGGTGCAGTTCTAAATAGTCTATAATCGGAACTATTTAATTTTTCTTTTAAAATTTTTGTTTGAACATCTTTAGGTAAAGCAAACCAATTACCTTTATTCATATCGCCATTATATTCTTTAGCCCAAATCTCTAAAATAATAGATGGAACTGATGCTACTCTTTTTAAACCTTTATCTGGTGAGTAACCATCATTGTGTGTGTATAGCTTTTTATTATGTTCTAATATTGGTTTAACATCAATTGATCTTTCTTGAATAACACCTTTATCTTCGTTATCATGAAAAGTTTCAGTTGTTACACCATCATTATCTACTCTTAGTTTTGCCATTATCTACCACCACCTTTATATCTAGTAAGTTTCATTTGTCTTTTTTCAGATTTTGATAAAGATTTTTTATGTTTGCCTAGTTTTGGTTTTTTATCTCTTGGAACAAAATGAACAAACTTTTGTTTAGCCACTAAGCACTCATTTCAACAATAGAAATGACAGCATTATTGCCACCTAAAGCAGCTACTTTTTCACCTGGAGAAACTTTAAAAATCTCTGGTTGATCTGCTGGTATAAAAATATGATCGGCAGTTGCAGTTGGAGATCCTCCAAAAATTATATGAAAATCTGTTGATGCAGCAATTCTTACATATTCAGTTCCAGCACCAAAAGCAGATGATGCAATAGATGCAGCAGTTCCTGCCATTGTTATTTTTTGTAATACTATTGGTCTTAGACCATAATTAAAACTCATAATTTATTTCCTTTATTTTTTGTATTTTATTTTTTTGCCTTTTTTCTTTGCATAAGACTTTGCTTTTTTCATTCCAGCTTTACTGTATGAAAACTTTTTTTTTCCTACCATTGGCATAATTTATTTCCTTTTATTAATTGGTATTTGTGGGAGAAATATCGCTAGACAGGATCTCCCACAAAATCGTTTATTATCTTCTTACTACAACTGTAAATTCTGCTGAGTGAGAAGTAGATGAAGCACCATCTGTAATTAATTCAATTACATCGCCCTCATTTACATCGTTAGCAGCAGTTGGTTCAGATGAATCAACAGTTCCAGCAGCAGAACCACTATGTGCAATAGTGATACCAGCTCCTGTAACAGCAACTCCATTAATTTCACAAGTAATCGCAGCATTTGCACTTGATATTGCACCACCTAATACAGAATAAATTTTTATAATTTTTCCACCATCAGGAGCAACAATGTAAGCAGAACTTGCTGAAGATACATTTGCTAATTTTACTGTTAAAAAGTAATCGTTAAGTGTTCGCATTTTATTTTCCTATTTATTTGCTTCGTTCCGACTTTAAAAAAATCTTCAAAGACCAAACAAAATTGTTTATGAATATTATGAGGGAGTATAAATACCCCCTCACAAAAGTTATAACTACGCAGTAGTTAAATCAAATATACCACCTGAAGCAGCTTGGTTTCTTGACTCAAGAGTGTATTCTGCAAGTAAGAATTTCTTCTGTGCATCACCACTTTGAGCTAAGTCTGCAAGTTGGAAATCTCTTAAAAAAGAAACTGCCCACATATCAGGTTGTAAAACATAAGCTGATCTAGCTTGTTGGAATCTATTTGGTACAGCAGTTAATGCTCCAAAATCAGATTCATATATATCAACACTTGCTACCAATCTTTTGTTTTCTGCTGGATCAAATCTAGTTGAGCCACCAGTAAAGCCTGATAGTTTTTGTTTGTTGAAAGAGCCAAGCATAATCATTGATGGATCTCCACCAGAGTCCCAACACTTCTTCACAACATCTTTTAGTTGTGCTTCTGTGAAAGCTCTTTGAGTTCCAACAACCCTTACATCTGTTCCATCTCCAGTAGGATCGGCAGGAGTTGGTGAACCAGCAGACGCATGATTTGTGTTTGCTTCAATCCAAGTTTCAATACCAGCAAGTTTTCTTGCAGTAGTATCGTTACCAGTTACAGGAGCTTGGTTTAACAATAGAGTAGTTTCCATATCTCTTTTTAGCTCTTTTGAAGCTTTAGAAATTTGGTAAGCCATTTCATTGTTTCTACCAGCTTTTGATACAGACTCTAAAGTACCAGAAACGATTACAGCTTTTCTTGAAATCTGTGTTCTGTTTCCTAATCTAGTAGTAGCTGTCATAGCATCAAAAGAAACTTCATCACCTTCAATTTGGTGGTTGTTAGAAGCTGCTGCTGCTAAAGCATCAGTTTGCCATTCATGATAAACTGCTGTTGCTTTGTTCTTGCCAATGTTTGACATAAAAGGAGTATCTGTTGGACTGATCGAATAAATTATGTCCGATAAATCTTCTCTTTCCCCTTTTGCATCATATTGGCTATATGTGTTTGTTATTTGTGCCATTATTATTTTCCTTTGAGGTTATTTATTGTTAATCATATCTAGGAATATGCTAGTAGCATCTTTAGTGCTTCCAGATTTTCTTAGACGACTAAACTTTTCTTTTCTAGCTTTCTGATTTAATTCAGCTTTGCCTTGTTTAACCCCTGACGAAAAAACTTTGCTTGGTTTAGAAATCTTTTTTGCTAAATTCGGTTTTGAATTTTGCATACTTCTATACTTCATAGCATCATTAACCAACATTACTATTCTATGATCGTACACTTGAGCAACCTCTTGGTCATTAAAACCATAGTTGTTTAATGTATTTTTCATATTAGCTTTTAAACTTGAAGCCTTTGCTGGATCAGAAAATTCAGGCATCTTAGATACTAATTTTCTTTGTTGATCTTGCAAAAATGTTTCAAATTGTTGCTTTTGTTCTGTTTGAGCTTTTTGTAAAGATTGATTTAAAGCATCTTGCTTTTTTTTCAATTTTCTTTCCACTCTTGCAGCTTCTGTTGGATCTTCGTCATACAGTTTATCTAAATCGGCAGAATTCATTTCTGCATTTAAATCCTGTTGAGCAACTGACAAACTTTGATTTAACTCATTTAGCTTTTGAGAATAATCTAGTCTTTGCTTTTCAGACTCAGATTGAAATTGCTTTCTTTGATAAGAAAGTTCTTCAGTCTTTTGTCTATAGTCAGCATCTCTTTGATAACCATTCCTCAATTCATCAAGGGTAACGTCAAATTCTTGACCAGCAACTTTCACTTTGTGAAGTTGATCTTCGGTGGAATCTGGTTTCTCTTGAACATCAGACTGTTCTTCGTCTTGAGATACATCTTCGGAAGTTTCCTCTTGCGATTCTTCTTCCTTTATTTCCTGTTCCTGTGGTTGATCTTCTGTAGATTCCTCATTTTGTGGTTCAGGAGAATCTTGTTTAATTTCTTCTTTTGGTTCTTCGCTTTTTCCAATTTCTTCTTCTTCTTTTTTTGGGTTTAGCAAACCAAATACTGCATTTGCAGCTTTATCAACATCAGTTTGTGCTTCCTTTAATGGATTGGCATTGTTTGACATATATTTTCCTTTTAAGTTAAGCTCCTCTTATGAGGTTGGCTTATCCTAAACTTATTTGTTTAGAATTTTTGTTTTTTGATACTGTTTCGGTAATCCTCTAATTGCTTAGAAGCTAATTTTCCTGTATCTAAAATTTCAAATAAATTTTGTTCTACTTTGCTTACTATATTGTAAGCTAACCAAAGTTTTTCTCTGGCTTCTGTTTCTGTTGCACCAGTATTAAATAAACTTTCTGTATATAATTTTTTTAGTTTATCAAAAGACTCTTTTAATAAAGGATTTTCAAAAAGTTGTTTAGCTTTGTTCGCCTGGTTCAGTTCCTGTTGGAGTTTGTTCTGTTCTTTGCTGTCCATCTAAATTGCTCACTTGTTGATCTAATCTGTCTGATGATTGTTGTGCTGCAAGAAAAGTTTTATTTCTATTTGATGTTACTAATTTTTCTAAATCAGCATCAGCTTTAATTTTAGCTGCATCAAGTTGTGTATTATACTTTAGCTCCATTTCCTTAATCTTAGTTTCAAAACCTAAAATAGCTTCTGCTGTTTCGGCTTTTAATTTTTTAGCTTCTAGTTCTAGCTCTGCAACTTTTCGTTTTTCTTCAGATGCTATTCTAGTAAATTCTATTTTCTCAATTGGTGTTGGTTCAGGTGGAGGACTAGGTTGAATTAAGTCTTTACCTTGATCTGGATTAATAAAGTAATTCTCAACATTTTTAAGTCCAGCTTCTTCAATAATTTTAGCAAGTGAATTGTAAATATTTTTTAAATTTACCATAGGATATTCTTTGTTACCCTGTAATTGAAAAGCCTGTAATTGTTTTTGTAAAATATTATTTAACATAATAATTTGTTGATCTTTAGATCCCACTCCAAGTCCAACTGTTATAGAAATGTTATATCTGTTTTTCCATTCAGTAGGATTAACAGCAACAAACTTATTATTTAATTCTACAATTCTTTCTTTATCTTGATACTTAACTGTAAGCTCAAATATTCTTCTAAATAAATCTTTAACACCAGTTTCAGCAAATATTCTGGCAATCAATTCCATTCGCATTTGCGATTGATTCATTAAGGTATTAACACCAGTTGCAGTTTTATTTAAACTGTCTGCGTCTAATCCTTGTGAATATCTTGTAACACCAGTTCTAGTTTCTCTAACTGTATCTAGGTATTCTAATAATGGAAATGCTTGTTGCGAAATAGTTTGATTTTGCATTGGCATCATAACTTGTGATGGAGGTTGTTTAGTTCTTACAACACCACCTGGTCTTGATGTAAGTAAATCATCAAGATTAACCATACCATCCATAATGGCTACTCTGTTATTATTTGTTAAATACATATTATCTAACAGTTGCCTCATAACTGTAGATTTAACTAATTGGACATCTTCAACTAATTCTGAAACTGATCTACCATAAAATCTGTGTGGCATAGGTACAGGAGTTAAAGAACAAAAAGGAATAAAATCACAACTTTCATTTGCTAAAATTTCATAACCACTTTCACCAGCAACTATTACTTTTCTAAGCTCTGCAATACCATCTCCGTCCATATCTACTTTGACATAGCACTCATAGATTTCTATTTCTTGTGTACTCTCATCTGGAGCATCATTAAATGGACTTTCATCTATATCTGAATATCTAGTAAGTCTTTCATCATTTAAAAGAATAGCATTTGTAGTTGGTAAATTTTCAACTACCTCTTTATCAAAACCCATCTCTATAAGTTCTGATCTAGTTTTTAAAACTTTATGTGCAACAAAATTTGCATCTTCAATAGACTTTGCAGTTCTTTGAATTAAAAATTCTTCAGGTGGTATGTTTTCTATTTTAACTTTGCCAGACCTTGTAGTTCTTTTAATAATACAATTATGTGATTTTGGAGCTGGTATATCTTCTATTTCTTGACCTTGAGATAAAGCTAATTGTTGTAATTCATCTATTTGTTTTTTTGCAAGTTCATCAATAAAACTTTCTTCTTCAATAACTTCAACATCATCATTATCAATTAAAACTTGATATTCTTGATCGCTTAAATTTTCATAAGTTTCTTGCTCAACCTTTTCGCTGTTATCCCAAAAAACTTTTACAATTCCATTTTTTTCAATTAACGCATCTTTAAACCAATCATATAAAATTGAAAAACCATTATTATCTTTGTTAAAAATATAGTTGATATAGTTAGTTGCTTGTTCGGCAAGTGCTACATCTTCTGCTTTTACTGGTTCGCATTTTACGACTTGGTGTGATGCTGTAAAAATTCTAAGTAGGTTTGGCAAGATGGTTTCAATAGTGTCTGCAACATCTGTTGATACGACTTGTGATCTGCCATCAATCTCCGTACCTAATGGTTCTCCCATGTAGTATTCTAAAGATTTCTTTCTTGATGAGGATAGGTTGCCACCCATATAACCTAAAGCATTATTTATCTCTTGATTAATTATTCCTCTTAATTCTATATCTGTAACTTTATCTGCCATATTAAACTATATAATTTGTTTCAACTGGGATTGCTTCTTCCCAATTACTAACTTCCACACCCTCACCTACTATGCCAGTTCTAAAAGCATCAGCACAATGAGAAGCATAGTTGTGCATTGGTTTATTTCTAAAACATTGATTCTTGTCATCCCATCTTTTTTGATAGGCTTTTAAATTTTCTAATCCTTTTTGACATTTGTTTTTGTCAAACCAACAATTAGGAAGTGCTTTTCTGACAGCTTCAATCCCATCTTCGATAGATAGTTTTGGTGCTACTTCAAAAGCAATACCTAATTCTAAAGCACTCTCTAATCTTGATTTACCAAAGTTACCTATTTCTCTAACCTTAATATCATGAGGAGCTATATGCTTTGAATACTCAAAATCTTGACGATTAACATAATCTACATAGTGATCTAAACCCTCACCAGCATTTTCATAATAATCTATAAATCTAATCTCTCCTTTGTACCTTTGGACAAACCATATCGCTGTGCTGTCATTAAGACCTAAATCCCACCATGTTTCAACATCAAGGTTGTCATCATACAGATTGTCTGTAATCCTCTTGTCTGACTCTAATTTTTCGATTAAAGCACCATAATAAGAGCCTGTGATAGCTGCTTGGAAAGAACATTCAAATTCTTGTTCGTATAAATCCTCTGACATCATCTGCCTTGCAGCAACTAATTCATCAGGATCTAATATGTTTGTATCACTAGCTTTAAATAAACCAGAGTACCAATCCTTGTTCTCTTGTGCGTCTTTATACAATTGATAGAAATAGTTTCTACCCTTTGGTGTTCCAATAAATACACACCACCCTTTTCGGTCTGCCAGAGCTGGTCTTATGACTTCAGGAAATATTGTAGGTTTAATGCTTTGAGTTTCGTCAAAGACACAACCATCTAAAAATATACCTCTAAGAGCTTGATCATTTTCTGCTCCAAGAATTGTAATCCTTGCTCCTGTTGGAAGATCACATCTTAATTCTGACTCATTAAACTTAGTTCCTGGTATTTTACCAGCGAACTGTTTTATGTAATCCCATGCTGTCGCCTTACCTTGTTTAAAGGTGGGAGATATAAAAGCATATCTTGGGTTTGGCAAAGGACAAGTAAGTGCTGCTTTAATCATGTGATTAACTAGCATTACTGTTTTTCCACTTCGCCTATGGGCAACGATTACATTAAATCGGTGCTTATCAATTTCTTTGTGCAAAAAATTTTGTAATTCTCTTGGCTTATATGGAATGACTATTTCTGGCATTTAAAAACAAAACCCCCCCTAATGTACTGTTACTCCTTGAGGTACATTTAATAATTGTTCAATGCCAAAATCTTCCATGATGTGAGATGAGAAATATCTACATTCTCTAAGATCGTTAAAGCCTCCAAAGTGAACAACAACAGAGTTGCTGCTTTCCATAATATAAACTACTGCTGAGTAGCCTTTTTTATCGTCATCAAAATCCATCATTGAAAATCCTTAATCTATTTGTGTGTAAGTCCTAACGTATTATGCGACCCTGCGTTTTTTGTTTCGCCTGTACCCCTCTTTAAAAACCCCCTGAAAGCTCCAGGAATAACCGAAAAAAAAGAATTAATTAAACCTATTGGTATTTAATCAATAGTTATTGGTGATTTACTTAAAAAATAAAAGGTTTTGTATTCTCTTTGTATTCTCTTTGATATTTTTTTAATTAATTTACCTTTAATTTGCTGATCTTCTCTATATCTCTACTGTATAAATTTAAATGTAAAGATTGAATAATATTTAAAATAATCCTTGTAATTACTTAACAATCTTATTGCTGCCATTTAATCTCAATGGGTTTATCTCCACCATTTAAAGTCAATTTTGTATCAGATTTGCCATATCTGACTGGTGAGAGTACACTTGAGAGCCATTTAGCATTGGATTGCATTTCTTTTATTAAATGAGCAAATGGTAAGCTATTATCCATCTTGCCAGAATTCTCAAGTGTATTAATAGAGTCCATTAATTTATCTTGAGCTTCAGCTATAACCATCTCAATGCCTATTTTTTTACAAGTATAATATTGATCTTGTAATTTTTCAGAGTCTTTTAATTTCTGGCTAAATGTTGCCCATGAAACCATTTCAGGATCTTTACAAATCTTCCTGATACTTTCACCATTACAAAGCCTGTTTAAAATAGTCTTTTCAATTGTCTTATTATATTTAATATTTGCCATAGTTTATAATCGTTCTAATGTTTGTTAAGTGTTGCATATTTGCAACAGTATTTAATTCTATTTATAGTTGTTTCTTTGATATTAATTAATTTAATATGATGTTATCATTTTGTTTGCATTTATTATTTGCTCTGATATTAATTAAGTATGATTCAAATTAAAACAATTAACAAAGGGGATACAATGAATCAATATTTAATAACTAACTCAAAAGATATTAGAGATCATTTTGAAAAAGATTTTCCTAATACTGAAGAAGCAAGACATTGGATTATTAACCATTTAGATATTTCAAAAGAATGGAAAATAACTCAAGCAACAAAAAAAGAAAAAAAGAAATTGGACTTTGATTGTGCCATTGAACACATGAAAAGAACATTTAATAAAGGTGATACTATTTACACTCAATTAATTAAATCAACTCCATCTGGAACTATTTATATTAGATTGAGATATATAAAAGATAATAGACCTTATCAATGCACTTATCATTATTCAAAAATAATGGATCATCAATTAGATGAAAAAAATTCATATTCTATTAAACGATCTTATGGAAACATGGATATGGGTTTTCAAACTGTCTATGAACTTTGTTCAAAAGTTTGGAATGATGGTTATTATTTAAAACATGAATGGTTATAGGAGAAAAAAAATGAATAACTTTAAAAATTGGATTGATACTTTTATTGAAGAAAAAGATTTACCAATGGAAGATACTTTCACAATAGACAAAAATGGAACAATGAACATTATGTCTTATAAAACTATTTATGAACATATGCTTATTGCTAATGACCAAGAACAAGAACAAATCAAAAATATGATTGTCAAGATTGATTACATGAATGGAAATATTTTAAATTTCTTTCAATATCTTGGTGGATTAATAGCAAAGAAGGTTTAATGATTAAATCAATTTACTTTGCTTTATGCTTTGGACTAGCTTTATTCGGTCTATTAGTTGTAACTCATATAAGCATACCAATCGGTTTAAGTATGTTTTTTATATTTATAATTAAATTTTTATTAATGCTGCCAAAATACCAAGAGGAATAATGAATAAAGATTTTAAATGTGATGATTGTAAAGATTCAGATAGTGAAAATATCTTAAAATATAATCATATTTTATATTATTTATGTGATGATTGTTATGAAGATCACATGAAAGAAAGTGAGGAATAATGAATAAAGAAAAAAAAATATATTATTCTGACTTAACAACTTTAGTTGAAGTTTGTTACAGTTGTTCAAGTCAAAATATTAATATTACAAATGATGGTGAAAAATCATTTTGTAAAGATTGTAATAGTGAAGATATCGGAGCAGTATTTCCAGAGGAGGTCTTATGAAAAATAAAGATATAGATATTTATAATCTATTCTCTGCAACCTATAAAAAAAGGAAGATGTTTTCTTTTATTGGTTTTGGAGAATTATTATTAATGCCTAAAGTTGATAAACCAATTAGACAAATTTCTAATATTTATCATTTTCCAATTAAACAATACTACAACCAAAAAAGGAGAGTCAAATAATGAAAAAGAAATATATCTTTACAGCTTCAAAAATAATTTATGATCGTATGGAAGCTGTTATTAAAGCTGATAATTACAATGAAGCTCTAAAAATAGCTGAAAATGATTGTAGAGTTGAAAATATCTGGACAGAAACAGGAGATAGTCAATCAGAAAATTTAGATTCTAATAACATTTTTTGTGCAAATGAAAAAGGAGAAAAAATAAATGAATAAAAATAAAATGACAATAGAGGAAGCATTAAATTTAATTAATAATGCAGTTGAATATTATGAAATGAATCATGATGCAGGTAATGAAAATGAAACTAAAGAAAATATACAAGAAACTTATGACGCATTAGATGTTATTAAAAGAGAGGTAAATAATGACTAAATGGAACGCAATAACATTGTATGACAATGATGAAAGAACTTATTATAGAGAAACTCTTTCATGGAAAGATGGTATTCAACATTTAATAGAAGTTTTAAGAGGGTTTGGTGATGATGAAACTTACAAACAATCTGAACTATTAGAAAAAGAATATAAAAAAGTTAATAAATTAACAAAAAAAGAAATGGAAAGACTATTATCATTAACAGATAATGCTTATCTTGATTATGAATTACATTAATTAATAGGAGGAAATATGACATTTTATAATATTCAAAAAAAAGAAAATAAAAATTATATAGGTGATATACCACCTTTAATTAAATGGGGTATGTTTTGTTATAAAGGTTTTTTTATAAATACTTATCATACACCTGATGAAGATGGTTTTGATAGATATGTTGATAAAGACCAATTAATTTATTTAAGAAAATCTTTGGCTATGAATCAAAAACAATTTAGTAAATTTTTAAATATAGGTTTAAGATCACTACAAAAAATTGAAAGTGGAAATTCTATTGGATTACATATTATACATAAAATGCAAAATGTATTAGGTGAAACTAAATATACTTGGACTTAATAAGACCTAAACCTTATTTTTAGAAAGAAAGAGAGAGTAAAGAATATGAGGAATAGGTCTTATATGATTCAAATTAACTTAATAAGAAAATGATAAACATTATTAAGCTATATTATACCACATTTAGTAGTTTAATTTGGTGTTAATGTCAAGATATAGTGTTGCAAAAATACAATTATTTTAAAAAATATTTTCTACCCTTTAAATGATACAACTTTAACAACTCATAAAGAGCATTATAATATTTTATTCTAACTTGTTCATGACTTACTGGCATGAAAAACCTTTTTAACTGCCTGAATGATCTTTTATGAGGAAAATTCCTTAATTGTATTATATCCCTATCCTTTTCTTGTGCTTTTAACAGTAACAATAAACAAAATTCATAGATTTGTAATTGTTCACCATTAAGTCGGATCTTCATTTTAGGTTTATCTTCACCCTTATATGAGTCTTTATCCTTACCAATTCCATATAATCTTTCAATTAAGGTAAACATTTCTGTACGTTTATTCTTAATATTTAATGGACTAGGCATATATCGTTCAACGTATGTTGCAGTTTGAAAGTAATTATCTAATTGATCTACTGTAAGCCTAGTCGGTATCATGTTCTTGTATATCCTTTAAATATTGCTGAAATCTGTCTGTTGAGAGGGTTTTCTGCTTGTTCTTGATGTCTTTTTGTTGGTAATAACCTTTTCTATCCTTTTTAATTTTATTAACTGCGTTTGAATATGGAAAAGATTTACTCTTAACTATCTTTTTTATGATGTTTTGAATGTCTATTGATCGGTCTTTCAATTTCGGTACTCCCCCTGCCAAGACCTTATATTTATAGATTTAATAAATTCGTATATAGATTTATATATTATGTTTAGATTAAGTGATGAAAACGATAGTCCCAAATAAAGAAAACGATAGTCCCAAAATTGTATAATCACTTAATAACCTTACCTATGTTGATAACATTGGGAGAACTTAAAGCTGTGTTCAGGTTGCGATTGTGTCTATTTTTAGACAAAGATATTTTCTTTCTCTTATTTAGATTGTGTTGGATATATTCTTGCATGGTAGGTTTATCAAAAACATAATGGCAAGTACCATTATCAATTTGTTTTCTAGCAAGACAACCAAACATAGTAAGTCGGTCTAGGCAACGAACCAAAGTTGGAACAGTTTTAATTCCTGTTCTTAACATCAAATATTTATGGGATATTCGGCAACCTCTAGGAGCATTTTCAAATGACTTACAGATTACATAGATTAGCTTTTCATGTGAGTTTAAAGCTCTATTATTAATTAAATCCTTATCTATCTTTTCAAAATATTTAATCTTGTCCATTTAATTCTTTCTCTTTTGGTAAATAAACATCAACATGAGCATTACATTTTGGACATGATAAATTGCTCACTATAATATAAACTTCATCTTCAATATCATGGTCGCCACCCCATATTAATTCTGTCTTACAATGCCAACAATTCATTTAATTTCCTTTTGTAATTCTTTTTCAATTTGGCTCATAGGTTTTCCAAGCACATACAAAGCATAGTGATCGCAGCAATAATATTTACTACCCTCTTTTATGTCTGCTCCCTTTTCACAAGAACAACATTTTTTTTTAGGATCACCATACATATCTAATTCCATGTGCCATTTTTTAATAATTCTATTGGTGTTAATTTGTCAGGTGGAATTGAATAACAAAATGGTCGGTCAAGACCAAAAGTTGTTTTCCATTTTTCCTGTCCAAGTACATAAGTTGAATTAACAAATCCTAAAATTTTAAAAATCGGTGCTTCATCAACAACTAAAATATAAAGCTCATTAGGTTTTGCTTTAGGTCTTATGATTAAAGAATTTTTATTATTACTTTTTGGAAGTTGTGTTCTAATTTGTAAATGTAGATCCTTAAATATCAAATCTGCATCACTTCCATGATTGCAAGTAAAGGTAAATTTAATTTTTAAAAATTTAGCAACTGCTGCCTCTCCAAACGAACCAGAAATAGACTTTGCCATCTGGTCATTCAAAGATCCTTTATAATTATATCCCCAATTCTCTTTATGCTTTTTAGACTCCAAGCAACGCAATATTCCTAAATGAGCTGCTGATTGCATTTCATACAAGTCAAGCATAACCTCATTATTCATGCTCAACCCCACTCTCTGTGCAGTATTGGAGCATTATCGGTCTGTTTTTATAGGTATAGAAACCCCAAACTTCGTAATTTCCAGGTTTAGATTTTGGGTTTAACTGCCATTTTGCTATTGTTTCTATAGCTTTTTCGCAAGAACTAACGTTTTTTAGCTCAATACTAGGTACTTTTATAAGCTCAATTTTACCATCATTCGTAATAACACCAAAAATCAACACTAAAATCTTCATAATTTAAAGATTTGATAGTGAAGCAAATCAACAAAAACTATGCACAATTTTAAAAGTAAAGCAACCCATTTAATAGAAGATAAATTAATTTAATATGGTGTTATTTTTTCTTGCTATGTTTGATGTAAATGATATTAATATGACAACAAATGAATAACATATTGAATAAAAAACTGTTGGAATACTCTATAAAATCTGGCTATAACTCATCTTTTATAAAAGAATATATGAAAAGAAATAATTTATTACCTAAAGAATATAGTTTTAGAAAAGCATCATTAGACTTAATTTTAAAAAAATATAATAAAAAAATTATTGATTTTGTTAAAGATACTTACACACCAAAAGAACAAAAAAATAAATTAGCTCAAATTTCAAAAATTTTAAATCCTAAAAAAGATGCACCACATTATTATACTATTAATGATTTAGCTTATGATCTTAGTACATGGGTAAATAATTTTAATACTTCCAATGTTTCTATTTCACCACAATTTTTTATGGGTGAGAATGTGCAAATTGATTGTATTGGTGAGCTTTTTGGTAACGGACAAATTGGATTACATAAACCAAAAGATTTTCATAAAATAAATATACACCCAAAGTATGTTTCTTTTAAAGCTATTGAATGTCAAACAGAACATAAAAGAGGATTGATGATGTTGTTTGAACCTACAAAAATTATTGATCGTAACGCAAATAATCGTACTGCAATATGTCAAGATAAAAAAACAAAAGTTATTTGGTTTGGTTTTATAGATCCACAATCAAATGGTAAATATAATATTTTAGACAAATCTCAATCTACAGGAAAAACAATCGGTAAATTAGCAGAAAATATTGAATTATCTTGGTCAGCAGAGATAAAAGCTGCCTATTATCCTAACATTTATCACACTTAATACCAGATTAATTTAGTTGCAATCAGATTAACAAACTGATAATGATTTGTCTATTATGGCAAATCACTTAAAAATAATTGGTGAAGCATACGAAAAGTTTAATGACACTAATACATCTGTGTCTGCCAACAAAGAACCTCATTCATTAAGAGCTATGAAAAGATATTTTCTTACAAAAGAACAATCCAACAAATGTAATAACGCATCATTAAAAGCTGGTACGATTGGTCATAACATTGTTGAAAAATGTTTAAATAAAAATCTTACAGTTGATGAAGTTTTTGCAAGTGATGAAATACAAAAAGAAATAGATGCTTATTTTCCCATAGATAAAACAGATGAAATGAAATTTAAATTTGCAATAAAATTTTTACCACAAACTGCAAACAATCATTTAGAAAATTTTAAAGAGTTACCTAAACAAACATGGAAAACAGAAGTTGAATTTATTAAATGGATTGAGCCAGTAAAAATTCCTTTCAGAATGTTTTGTGATGTTGTGGGTTTAGAATCTGTAGTTGATATAAAAAACAAATTACCAGGTGTTAAATTTGCACCACTTAAAACAAAACAAACAAAAGAAAATCCAAATAGAATTGGTGATTGGACTTGTTCGCACCCTAAATTAGATTCAAGAGTTTTTACATCTGACCTGATGCAAATTTCACTTTATGCACATACTACAGGATTAAAACCATCATTAAGTTATGCAAGTGCTAATGAAAGAATTTTATTTACAGAAGATAACTGTGAAGAATTAAAACCAGAAAATTTAAAGCTATGGCTTAATGAATTAATTGCTTATGAGATTGCTTGGGAGAAAAAACTTAAAGCTGCTGATGGTTCTGTAACAGAATTATTATGGCTAAATATCCCTGACTTTTCAGATATTCGTAAAAAAAGTTTCTGGTGGAACTCAATACCAAAAGAATACATGGAGAATTATTTAAAAACTTATGTCTGATATGGGAATTATAAAACCTTTGAGAGATAGAGTTAGAGATTTGGAAGTTATTAATGAAGCTCATCAAAAAAAGAATGGACAGTTAAGAGTTGAGATACAAGACAAAGATAAATTAATAAAAATATTAAAAGAAAAAATAAACAACCCAACCAAAAAAATGAGAGAGCAAGGACAATTATGATTGAAAAAAATATTTATCAAAAATTAAAATCAGCTTGTGAAGAAGCTGGTTATGTAAAAAAAGGAGAAAAAAAAGCTGGTATGCCTTTTAATCCATTACAAGCAGATGATGTAAAAAAAGTTGCCATGCAATCTTTACTTCAAAATGGTTTGTACCCTTTGTGTAATTACACCACAGATATTAGAGAAAATTTTGTCATGATTAATTGTGATATGAAAATTGTGAATGTTGATAAGCCAAACGAATTTATTGAAATAAATGGTTCATCAGGATTTGGAAAATTAGATAAATATGGAACAGGAAATGGTATGACCTATGCACAAAAATATGCTTTTCTTTCAGCACTAAATTTAAAAACAGGAATAAAAGATGAAGATGGTTATGAGGCAGAGCCATTTAAAAAAATTGTAAAAGATAAAACTTTTGAAAATGGACACAAAGTTAATTATCCAAAAGATGAGCCAATTAAAGATAAAAAATCTATAAAAGAAATAGCTGATGAATGGATTGGTGTTATGCAAGATGCAGCTAAAAATGAAACATCAGTAGGTAAATTTGAACAAAATTTAAATCCTCTAAGACAGAGTTATTTATCTGATCTCAAACAAATAAATTCTGATCTAATTCAACAACAAAGAATAGACCAGGAATATATTTCACTTCAAAAACAAATAACAAATAGGAAAAAATAATATGAGTGATTACGATAATTCAGCAGCACTTTGGAAAAGACAA